CTTTTGTAGTTTCTTTTAATTTATCTAATGAACCTTTTAGCTTTTCATTGATTGCCTCTGGAGTGGGTACTTCTATATCTAATGGCACAGAAATAGTCTGCGCACCTCTAGCAATATCGGCTTGAGCAAATTCTCCAGTAGTATAATTTAATTCACCAGACTTAGTACTTAGGCTAATAGCACTAACAGCTTTAGCAAGCTCCCTAGTTGCTACGGTCGCCTCGTCGTTTTTAGTTGTTAGATTGTTGCTAGCGTCAGCTGATTCTTTTAATAGTTTTTTGTAGTCCTCTAAAGCTGTATTAGCTTTTGGAGTTTCTGTAGCAACCTCAGCTTGAGACTTAGCTAAACTTTCCGCTTGTAATGCAGCAAACTTAGTAGGATTGCCTAAGGATAAAAATATATTTTTTAAAGTAGTAAGCCTTGATGCGCTAGGCGCTAATCTGTGCATTAGTTCAGTTACGGCTGCGGTTACAGCCACAATACCAGCAACAGCTATACCAAAGGGATTTGTAACTAAAGCTACTCCTAAAACCCTAAAACCAGATGCAACTTTTGCTAATATTGGAATTAATGAGCCGCCAACAGAAACTAAAACACCTAAACCGCTTGACATACTACCCAGTACAATAAGTAAGGGCGGTAAGGCGGCGGCTAAAGCTGTAAATACTACCAAAACTTTCTTAGTGCTGTCATCTAAGCCGCTAAACTTTTTTAATAAGCTCGTTAATTTAGTTGCAATCTGTATCACTACTGGCACTATAGTTTCTGCTATTACACCGCCTAAGTCTGTAAAGGTGTTTTTTAAAGTAGCCATAGCTTTTTCTAGCTTAAAAGCACCACTTTGTTGTAAATCTTCAAACGACTTAGCAGTAGTGCCAGTAACGTCTGTCATATTTTCAAAAATCTGTCTAGTAGTGTCTACAGATGCGCCTAATAAATCCATTATACCAGTAAGCGCTCTAACGTTACCAAATACTAATTGCGCAGCCTCATCGTTACCTTCAAATCTTTGTTTTAATATTTCTAAAGTAGACAATAAACCGTCTTCTCTCAATGAGCTTCTAAGACCTTCTGCTGACAAACCTAAATCTCCTAGCATTTCTTTAGCTTGACTAGTAGGCTTTAAAATACTAGATAAAATACCTCTTAATTGAGTTGCAGCCTCATTAGCATTTGTACCAGTTCTACTCATTGCCGCAAAAGCAGCACCCACCTCATTAAAGCTAATTCCCATATTTGAGGCTATAGGCAAAACTCTACCCATAGCGCCAGCAAGTTCATCCGCCTCTAACTTACCTTCTCTTACAGATGCTACTAAAACGTCGGTAGCTTGAGCCGCTGTAATGTTTTCAGCACCAAAAGCATTAATAGCTGAAGTTGATAAATCTGCAATAGTTTTGGTTTCTCCAAGTCCTACAGCTGCGGCTTTTAAAGATTGCTCTAAAACTGCCATAGCATCAGCGCCCCTAAGACCAGCCGAGGTTATAAAAAATAGAGCATCCGCAGCCTCACCAGCACTAATACCAGCCTCTGAGGCTAAAGATTTTACACCTTCGGACATTTTACTAACCTCTTCAGATGCTACTCCTACTAGGGTTGTAATTTTTGTCATTGACTTCTCAAAGTCTAAAGACATTTTTACAGCCGCACCACCAGCTAGAGCTAATGGTAATGTTAATTTAGTTGAAAGGTTTCTACCTATAGCGGTAGTTTTATCACCAAAATTCTTAAGTTTTGCACTTGCCCTACCTAGGGAGCTATTTAAGTGTTTAGCGTCCCCTTTTAAAATTACTTCTAATACATTTGCCATATTGCAAATTTACTAAATTTTAAACTCAGTTGTTTCCTTAACGTTTTCAATCTGTTCTAGGAATTTACTAAGCTCTTCTGGAGTAGATTTAGGCTCAAACTTTCTTTTTTCTACTAGCTTATCTTGAGGTAATCCAAAGAGGTCTGTAGGTTTTATGGTTTGGCTTTTTTTGGAGCAGTTTACATTATGTATAAGAGTCGCCAAATATCTTAGGCGTTCCCATTCTAAATTTTGCTTTATATTATAAGACTCACCTAGAAGTTGATTTTCGACCCAAGTGTTATTCCAAAACTCGTTTGGTTTAATGCCGACTTGCCCTATGAAGTAGTCTAGTATGTCGTTCCAAGTTAAGGAGTCGGCTGTGGCTTTCCCTCGCTTTTAGGTTTGCGCTCTATGCCTAGGTTTAAATCATTGCCTAATATTCTAGACTCTAGCATAGCGTTTACCATTTCTTCTAGCTCTTCTGGTTTTAAATCTTCTAGCCAGCTGCCTACTTTAAACTCGTTGTAGTCTATTTCATTGCCCTCTTCTTGGTCGTATGCTAAAAGACCAGAGTAGACTAGCGCTCTAATGCCAGTAATAGATAAACCCCCTTCAAAAATATTACCTATTTTATCCAGAGGCGTTTTTAATATATCTGTAAAGTTTGCCCAGAAGTTCATAGAGAAATGGAGGTTTCTCTTTTTTCCACCTAGGTCTAGGGTATAATACCCTCTTTTTTTGTTTGCCATAATTTTAGTTTAAACTATTAAACTGTAGCTTGTGTAATTGCACCAGTTACTGTAATAGTACCAGAGTAAGTAGCTGGACTTTCCATTTCAGCTGATTGCTCTAAAGATGCTATAAAGCCTTCACCAGTAAAAATAGTGTCGCCAGTCACCGCAGTTCCAAAACTCCAGTCGATTTTATTTCGACCAGTAATTAAAGAGGCAATACCGTCGACGTTTTTTAAACTGTCTGAAGCATCAGTATAATCTATAAGACCGTCAAAAGAAATCTCAGCGCTTCTAAGACCGCTAATAACCTCTTGAAATCCAGAGCTGTCTTTTGTAGTCGCCTCTGGCAAGTCTTGAGAAATTGTCATTGAGCAGCTAGTTGAATGACCTAGAGCCTCTAGTGTCCCTCCATCAGTTGCAAATTTTAAAACTAAGTTAGTTCCGTTAAATACGCTTGAAGCCATTTTTTATATTTTAAATTTTATACAAATATACTAATTTAAAAATTAGTTATTTCTTCAACTTGCCTATCTCTTTCTTCATAATATCCTTTAGGTCTTCAAACTTTTGCTCAATCTGGTCGGGTATCCCGTCTTGGTCTTTATCTGTAAAGAATCCATTTGCAGTTAATGCCATCAGTACCGCAGTAAGTAGCATTAAAATAGTAATAATAATAATTAGTACGTCCATATCTATTTATTTTTAGGTGGGTTATTTTTATCGTCAAAATCCATTGCAGCCTTGAGGATAATTTTATCCATCATATTGTCTTGGTTTTGTAACATTTCTCTTTGTAAGTTAATTACCATATCTTCTAGCCTATCTTTTGCATCTACAAGCATTTGTATTTGATGGTCTTTTTTTTCTAATGTAGATTTTAAAGCGTTTACGTCATCTGGTTTAGTGCCACTAATAGCACTTATTAAAACTGGTATTGAAGCTGCAATAGAACCTATTAACATTAAAACGATTTCCTTGTTTGACTCTAATACTGGAAACTGTATTAGTGTAATTATAATACCGACTATAAATAAAAATACAAACAGACTACCTGCATAACTACGAAGTTCTTTTGCCACGCCATTTTTTGGTAGATTCATTTTAATTTATCTTTTATTTGTAATACTGTCCATATTAAAGAAGCAATTAATACAAGCGTACTTAATATCATATTTATATTTACTAGACTAAATCCTACTGCTGCACTATTCACTAACCAAAGCCTAACGTTTTCCATTTTATTCGATAATTAAATCCCATTGCTCGTTATCCTCATTCCACTCGTATTGCTCGCCATCTGTAGGGTAAGCAACTGGTGATTCCCATAGGCAACTAATCTCGCTTAGTGTCCAGCTATCGTATGGTTTTGGTGGTATAAAAGCGTCTCTAGTTTCGTCGTATGTATAACCTATACCAGCATAATTTTTTCTAAAAGGCGTGCCACCGTTTGCGTGTACTCCGCCCATAGTGTTATAAGAGGTACGCTTACAAACTTGCTCTCTTATGTTTCCATAGTGGATTTCCCAGTTTGTATTTCCGTCTGTTTCGTCTTTACCTACTATAACTTCAGTAACGACGTTTTGCATATTTAAAAAAGCGTAGTGTGCCATAATTAACTAAATGATATATTTCCTGTTCCAGCTGTGAATGTCGTTACTTTGTCGCTGCCATCTGTAGCAGTTGAGCCAGTTAGTCCAGAGCCTATAGTTACTGTATATGTATTTGGATAGCGTAAAATTACTACCCCAGAGCCTCCGTTTCCAGATGCACCAGTAGCGGCGCCAGCTGAGCCATTTCCTGTATTAGAAGATGCATTACCTGAGCTTCCGCTTGTCCATATACAACCGCTCCCACCTGCAGCGTATGTTACTGAGCTACCAGTTATAGAAACAGAAAGTCCTGCGCCTCCAGCTCCGCCACTACTTGGAGAAGCGTTTCCTCCTACACTTCCAGCTCCACCACCACCGCCAGCGGCATAGGGTGATGCAGCACTACCACTAGGAGGGTCTCCTCCAGCGTATCCTTGAACAGGGCTACTAGTTGCGGAACCTCCAGAACCAGCATATCCCGAACCTCCACCAGAGCCACCTGTTTTTCCAGCTAATCCTCCTGTACCAGGGCCAGAACCTCCACCGCCTCCTCCTGTAGATGTTATTGTAGAAAATACTGAATTTGTTCCATTATTACCAGCTACGTAGGTGCTTGATGGAGAAGAAATCCCAGCACCGCCAGCCCCAACCGTTACAGTATAATTAACACTAGGTACTAAACTTAAAGAGCTTCCTGAAGTAGCGCCACCGCCAGAATTATTGCCAAATGAAGTAAGGAGTCCGCCAGCGCCACCCCCTCCAGAACCCGAAGCATTACTCCCATTAGGTGAACCTCCAGACCCACCTCCAGCGACTACTAAATAATCAACTGTTAAAGGTCTATCTGGCACTAAAGCAGTATCAGTTTCACTAGCGGCATTATAAGCTATCCAGCCTTGAGTAGCATCTACATAAACCATAGATACTCCACCTCTTTCGTAATCTATTAGTACATCATTAGATGAGCCGTTGATATTATCAGAGGATGTTATTGTAATATTGTTAGTATCAGCAGTACCAGCGTAATCAACAATAGAAACCTCATCACCAGCACTAGGTGAGCTAGGTAGTGTAACTGTAATTGCAGCACTTGTAGTATTAACAAAATAACCCTCTCCAGCTACAGCTGTAAATGCTGCTGTTTTCGCTGTTGTTTGCCACTCTGTCCCACCGCTTGCAGTTGACGCTATAGTAATGTCGTCTCCGCTAGGCGTTACTGTTATATTACTACCAGCTACTAGCTTAACGTCATCTGTAAAGCCGTTAGTTCCAGATAGTCTTATAATAGCATCGTCTCCGCTATCTACTGCTCCAATAGTAAAATCACCAGAGGGCAAAAAGTGTACTACTTCAATAGCCACTCCATTAGCTGGAGCTGTGCTAAAAGTTATTGTAGTGCCAGAAATACTATAGTTTCCTTTAGACTGATAAACGCCATCTAAAAATACTTGAGTATTATTCTCTGAGCTTATATTAGTAGATAAGTCAAATGTAACGTCTGAGCCATCTCCAGTAAATGTATCAACCTCTACAGAGCCAGCCATACTAGTTATATGTATAACCTCAATATTTGCAGTACCAGTTGCTGGAGCAGTTGAAAAGGTTAGAGTAGTGCCACTTACAGAAAAATTATCTTTAGACTGGTAAACCCCATCTATATAGACTTGTAAGTTGTTTTCAGATTCGCAAGTTGTACTAAGAGTAAAAGCTACAGTAGAATTGTCACCGTCAAAAGTTTGCTGGTCTACTGCTAGCGTAGCTGAGCCACCTCCACCAATTTCACCCCATTCGTCTGTATAACCTTCAAATTTACCGTCTGTAGAATTGTATCTAAACATTCCAGCGGCTGGGCTGCTAGGTCTTTGTGCTGTCGTACCAGCTGGCACTCCTAAAGATTCAGTACCGTCTAGCTGTATGTTATCTTCAATTTTAGCAGCTGTAACTTGATTGTCTGCAATATGGGCGGTATCAATACTACCATCTACATAATGCTCAGAGTCTATAGAGTCGTCAGCTATTTTAGTACCGTCAACAGCATCCGCTGCCAGTTGAGTTGTATCTACTCCACCGTCTGAAATTTGTATATCATTGGCGTTTACAGTAATACCAGTTCCAGCACCTACAGCCAAAGAGGCGTCTCCAGAAGTTGCGTCTCCAGTTAATCCGTCCCCAGCTACTATACCAGTAATATCACCATCAAATTTTTCTTCCCAAGTGAAACCAGTTGAGGCTGAATCATAGGTTAAAACGTAGCCATCTGTTGGAGTATTAGTTACGTTTAAATGAGGCTCGTCAATACTACCATCTACATAATGCTCTGAATCTATACTATTGTCGGCTATTTTTGCACCACTAACTGAGTCAGCTCCTAAAGTAGAATTATCTACAGAGCCAGCTGAAAAGTGTTCTGTATCTATTGCACCAGCTGCTATATGCTCCGAGTCTATAGCGTCGTCTGCTATCTTATTGCCAGTAACTGCATCCGCTGCTATCATTCCAGTCTCAACAGCTCCAGTTGCTATAGTAGTAACTCCAGAGCTACTTATACTAACGTCTCCAGTTACAGATACGTTGTCAAAATCAGTACCATTAGAAACTAAAATATCGCCACCAGTAGCCGCTGTAAGATTGTCGTCAAACTGCGCCATTTTTATAGCAGTTACTGCGTCTGATTGTATAGCTCCAGTACCTACTAGGTTTGTTAAATCAGTAGCTATAGTTACTCCAGAAATAGTAATACCAGTTCCAGCGGTTAAAGCGTCTTGTTTGTTGTCTATTTGTGTTTGGATAGCTGAGGTAACGCCATCAACAAAATTAAGCTCAGCGGTTGATAAAGTAGCGCCATCTAAAATATTTAATTCAGTAGGGCTAGAGCTAACGCCTAAATTAGTTAAAGCGTTGGATTTTTCTGCTGTCGTTAGGTTTTGATTATTTACGTCTATTCTAAGCCTATTACCTAAAGCAGTTGTTACAGTTGTACTAAAATTAGCGTCGTCTCCTAGAGCTGCGGCTAATTCGTTTAGAGTATCCAGAGCGGTTGGTGAGCCATCTATAAGGTCTGATATTTCGTCGTCTACATAATCTTTTACTGCTGCATTTGTAGGCACGTTAGAATCTGAATCATTAGAACCTATTCCAGAAGACTCTGGTGTTAAGGTTACTATCGTACCGTTAGCTAGTAGTATTTGCGTAGCAGTTCCACCAGATTTTTTTATAGCAGCCCCAGTAATATCACCGTCAGCTGTTAAGTCTCCAGTATTGTTTATAGAAATATTTATGTCATTACCTAAACCGTCTGTTAGCTCTACATTTGACGACCCTACAGCTGCATTGTTTGAAGTCTTTATTAAGCCATCATAAGTATCTTTTATTTTAGTTCCGCTTAAGCTAGTACCCATATCTAAATTTTATACAAATTTACAAATTAAATTTCGTTCCAATTGTCATTATCAGCGTTCCAGTTTTTGTCTCTAGTTTGCCAAAATTTCTCATTTTTCTTTAAGACTTTTTTTCTAAAGCGACCAACCTTAGGTCTTAATGTATTGCTAGCCCCTATCATTGTGGAACGTGGCGCAAATAGCAAATAATATGCCCTTTAGTTAGCGTTATATCGGTAAAATTACCGTAGATAATTTGCCCATCTAGTAGGTCGTAATCAGTTAGCGTAGTGTCTCCAGCTGGCGTATCATTAGTACCGCTAAAAGTTGCTGAGGTTATACATTCTATCATACAGAAAAACTCGCCGCTTACAGTTGTAAGGTTTGCATCACCCTTAATAAGTGTTCGCATACCAAAGTCTCCAAAGCTCATTCTCTGAAAGTTGTTTGTAGAATATAAATCTTTAGTAGCCATAATTATTTCTTTTTAGCTGGTTTATTTCTGCCTTGTTTTTGCGCTCTAGTGCAATGGCTATATTTTCCTCTACGATTTAATGCCTTGCCCATTACTTAGTTTTATCTTTAAGTTTTTCAAAAGTTCTAAGACCACCCAGCCCTAGCATACCCATAAGGACAGTAAAAAGGCTGTTAGTGTCAAACTCAATAGGTTTTATATCTGTATAAGATAAAAGCAAAGGCATTACAATATAATGAAATGCAAAGGCAATGCCACAAACCCAACCAATAAAAGGACGCCAGCCCGCCACAAACATACTCCTATGCTGAGCTTCTACTTTGTTTATCTCAGCTTGTAATTCTATAAGGCGTTGAGGGTCTAATTCTTTGCCCTTAATAGCCTCTCTAATATCTAAAGCTAAACCGCCCAAATTAGAGTTTCCGTTTTGCCCTTTGCCTAATAAACCTAGTAAAAACTTAATCATATTTTAAAGTGTTTCCAGCTGTACCGCTAACTATAAAGCCAGATAACATCTGGGTCTTTATTTTCTGAGGTGTCGCAATGTATAAAGGTACGCCCAATTCCAACTCTGTTAATTCCAGCCTCGAGCAATGCCTTTGTAATAATAAACCGCTCTCTGGAGTTTGTGCAATGTATATCGGCTGCCTTGCCTTCGATATGAGCTGAGTTTGGTTTTGAGTTTGGTAGCGAGTCGTTATGGGCTTGAGTTCTAAAGCCAGAGTTAATTTTAAAACTAACCCCAGCCAAATCGCGAGCCAAATCAAGTTTCTCAAGAAAGTCTGAATCCATTTTAGACCCAGAGCCTTTTTCAGAGGGACAGTCAAATTCATTAAGGGTGAAATATTTTAACGCCATTTTTATACTTTTTCTACTCTATTTGATATTTCTATAATTACTCTAAAATAGGTTTTGTCTTGTAAGTCATCTTCTAAATACGTTGTACCTTCATTTGTACAAGTGTAAACCTTAAAACCGTCGCTGCTTAAATCGTAATAACCAGCGCTACGAGTTCTAATTAAATTTAAAGCCTCGTTTACTATTTGATTACTCTGCAATTCGCCACCGTCGTCTGAGGTAAAAGCTGTAACTATTTCTATTCTAGTTATACATTCAGTATTAAAGCTAGTAGTATTATTATCTATTTCGTTATTACTAATAGAGCTTACTTTAATATATGGCTCAGAGGCGCTAGATGGCACTCTATTGTAAACTGGTACATAACTACCATTTATAGTAATTGCATCCGTTAGGCGCGTTATAATAGCTTTTCTAATATGGTGTAAAGCCTCGTTCATCTGGTAACCTTTTTAATTGTGTTATCTAGTCGGTCTAGTAATTTCTTTAACTCAACTCTCATAGAGCTAAAAAAGAAAGGTCTAGCTGGTAGATTTACCTCTTTTACTCCCTTACCCTTAAACTGCATTGCGTACGAGGCTGGTAGACCTAAGTCTGTCAAATCCTCTAAATCTACTAGCCGACCAGTTCCAAACTCTACATAGGGCGCATAATTAGCTTTAGCTTTTACAAAGCCTTTGTTATTTGATGCTCCAGCTACTATGCTTTGTTTTAGACCTCCTTTGTCTACTACTACGCTAGACTTCATTCTATCAGCGCCTTTAAAAACAGTTTGCCCTATTTCATTAGACAGCTCTTGAGTTGATAGCTTTTTTAGTTTATCTAATTTTCTAGTCAACTTTTTTAAGTCTGTTTTATTTAGCTTTACGTTAACCAATTTTAGTAGCTTTTATAGTTGTAAAATATTTATGTACTGAGTCAAATACCTCAGTAATTCTATAGTCGCCACTAGCTCCAGAAATCGCCAATAAATCAGTTTTTAAAATAGTGTCAGCTGTTTTTTTTCTTACAGTTAATTCTATTTCTAAATACTGTTGGCGCTTTCCGTTTTCTTGTACTATTTCGCCTTTGGTTTCCTCTTTATAAGCCCATATAGTTGAGTTAACAGCACTTGTAGAGGTTGTACCTCCAAAACCATCTGCGGTCTTAGTAAGGCGCTTTACCTCTACTCTAGTATCTAGTTTTCCAGCGTCCATTAAATAAACATAGTTTTATAGCCAGACAAAATATTTTTGACCCCCATAGGAATCTCATTAACTTGTTTACCCACTACAAACTCAGCTCTATTATCGTAGAACGTAGAGACTAGCCTCAAAACAGCTTGCTTTAATAAACTGTCGTCTAGCCCAGCTGTAGTATAAGCTACTTGCACCTCTTTAGCTGGCAGCTCATTTAATTCTATAATCTCATTATCTAAGCCTCTTACCTCGTATGTAGCGGCTGTACCGTCAACGGTTACAGAAGTAATTGAGGCAACTGGAGCAAATGGCAAAACAAAGCGCTCCTTTTGAAATGGAGTATAATACGTTCTAGTCTTGGCTACTATATCTTTTGCAATATAGTTTTCAATCCAAATCCTAGCCTCTGTAATCATTTCGCCTATAATAGTGTCATCTGCGCTAGTATCGACCCTTATAAAGTCTTTAGCGTTTGCAGCTGTAACTATCTCGCTGCCAGTTGTAGAGTTAATCTTAACTTGGCTATGAAAGTCGTTTGGGTTTTCGCTATAGTATAAACTTCTGTAGTATGCCATTATTTAGCTTTTTTTGTAGCTCTCTTTTTAGGAGCTTTTGCCTCTTTGGTCTCTACCTTAGCTTTTTCTTCTTTTACCTCTAAAACCTCTTCAGCTAAAACCCCAATACCTCTTTTAATATAGTGGTTAGCTAGTTTTGGCTCTAGTTCGTGTATTTCGCCTTCACGTCTCCAGCCATCTTGTCCAGAGATTACGTCTTTTTTAATTAGAATTTTCATAAAGTATATATTTATACAAAGATAAAAAAAAGCGCCATAATAAAATTACAGCGCTTACAACCAAAACTATAAATGAATATAAAGAATTTATTCAAATGCAAAGTTATTAAAATAATCTTTATACTTGCCAACTTTTGACAATCTTATTGCTTTCATTTCTCCCTTGTTTTTAAAAATAAAAAAACCAGCAAAATATTCGACCCAAACAGCAAAATAATCTACATTGTCTAAAGTATAATCAGCTTTAGCATTTGCTATTCTACAATGTACTGTATTATGGTCGCCGTCTGGTGTTTTATTAGTTGATTTAACTTGAACCTTAACAAGGCGCTCTCCAGTATCTACAATACAATCATAAACGCTAGAGTCTATTAGAGGAAAGCTGACGCTGTAGCCTCTTTTAAGGCACTCAGTCGCAAAAGTGTACTCCGCTAAGCATCCTCGTTGATTGTTGTCCAAAATCCATTAGGTTTAAACTAAGGTACAAAAAAACCCCCAGAGCTATCTGAGGGCTTAATTAACAAAAATCAACAAATGAAACTAGGGCTTTTTTTTCTCTAAGCCCAAGAGATATTTATTTAAAGCTACGATTTTTTCTATACTCTTGTCTATTTGTTTTATACTTTTTTTAAAAGTGTCCTTCTTTTCTTCCATATTGATAAATTGCTAGTGATATTAATAGCATAAAAATAGCGTCGTACTGTGCATTAAATCTATAAACCATTCTTAAAGACCACGCCATAAAAAAGAGCATTAGTATAATATTTACAGCTCGCTCCATAGTTAGCTAGTAAACATTAATATAGCTAGACCTATGCACCCAAAAAATATTAAGGTGTCTCTAGATAACCACCAAATAAAATTTAAAGCGTTTTTAACGCCTTTGTCTTTTGATTTAATTTCTACTATAACGTATTTTCTCATATTTAAAATTTAGTTAGACAATAAGAGGGCTTTCGCCCTCCGTTTTGGTTGTTGTTATTTTTTAGCTATAACTCTAAAGTCAAAATCAAATCCCCAGTCATCATTAATATCTAGCTTAAAGCCTAGTTTACTAAGGTTGTTAAGTATTTGCTTTCTGTTATGTGCCGCGTCAAGAATAAGGCTGTCTTGAGTTGAAGCCCAAGCCCAAAAGTCTTTTTTAGTTTTAAAACCTAGTATTGAGTTTCCCTTTATCGCTGTAACTGTTTTTTTAAATTTTACTGTTGTCATTTTATTTAGTTTTAGTTGTTATTGTTTTACTTTGTAAATTTAAAAGATTTTTTTTAATTACCAAACCTTTTTAAAAGTTTTTTTTAAATTTTCTTATTTATAGAGCATAAAAAAAGGGTAACCTATAAAAGTTACCCTCTTTAAAATCACTTCCTTATAAATTAATTATTAGGGAGTCTCAAGTGCAGTTTTAGCTGTGCTAAACGTTCCTTGTACAATCGCGTTAGGTTGATAATTAGTCAAAGCACAACGTTCTTGAGCGCGTACAGTAACAAAACCATCTCTAAAGTTAGTAGAATCTTCTCTTGAAAACTCGACTCCTAAACCGTCTCTAATCCATAATTGAGTAGCTACGCTTAAGTTACCTACTAAGAATTTACCAGCAGTTACAGCTGTATTCAAAGTAATTGGCACTCCCATAATCGCTGGCTGTACGCCTTGGATTACTTGGTTTTTCAAGTACTCATTAGCAGTAGATTTCAATAAAACAATTTTATGGAAGTCAACTGGGTTTAATAGAATACTATCCGCTTGATAGTTGCTAGCTGCTAACTGGTCTAAAGCTGCAATAAGTACGTCATACTCATTAGCTGACTCGATAGACTGGTAAAAACTAGCTGAGCTAGAAGTTACAAAAGCAGCGCCATCAGTAAATAAACCATCTAGGTTAGGGCTTGAACCGTCACCGTTAAGAATCTCAGTATCTTCAATAGAAAGCACTTTATTAGGTACTCTAGCTGATAAATAGCTTGTAAGCTGTGGAGTATCTGCTAGCATTTCCTCAGTAATTCTCATAAAAGTACCAATCTTCTCAACGTTTACAGACGTAGCTGTAATATCGAAATCAGATTGTCCAACCGTTGAACCTTGAGCTGTAGCAGCTGCACCGTCGTCGTATGCGCTTTCTTTTGGGAAACGAATAGTCTGAGCATCTGTAGAACCGTTAGGAATCAAAGAGCGAATATGTACCGCTCTACTAGGGTCAAATTTTACGTCTGGAATTACAGTCTCTCCAGCTACAACACCAGTAAAGGCATTAGCCATAGTCATATCTCCAGCTTTTACTTCAAAGCGAGCAGCGTTTGTATTCCCTTTAATCATAGCATCAATTGCGCCATCTTTTAAAGCAGCCTCTAAAGCCCCTTTAAAAGTTTTTGCAGTTGCGCCAGTTAGAGTCTTTTTTGACTCCATTTCGATAGCGTCCATTCTTTTAGTAGCCGCCTCGAATTCTTCATTGTACTTATTAGTTAGATTAGAAATCTCAGACTTTAAAGACTCTTCAACTTCACCTTTGGCGTTGTCTTGAGCAGCGTTAAATGCTTTTTCAATCTTTTCGTCTACAATATTTCCAATTTGGTCTAACTGGTTTTTAACTTCTTCAGTCATTTTCAAATTATTTTAACTTATTAAACAAATATTTATACATCTCACTAACCTCGTTCTTTACTTCTACTGGCTCAGTAACCTCTATATCGGCTGGCTGAGTAGTGATTTTAGCAAATAGTGATTTTAGTTTAAGTATTTCAGCTTCTAGGGCAAAACCTAAATCGTCGGTTATATTTCCTTTACGAATAAGTTTAGCCATATTATCGTAGCGCTTTAGGACTTTATCTGGGTCATAGTTCCCTTTAACGTCCATAATAAGCGCTTGGTCATTAGCTGCTAGTGTTACAGCGCTAACTTCATAAAGTTTTACCTCTGTAATATTTCTAACACCGTCGACCATATCTTTTTGAATTGGCAAAATACCTACTGAGTTCTCAGTAATTACTCCAGCCTTTATTAGTTCGATAACGTCGTTTCCTAAAGTAGTCTTAGCTATCTTAGCCTCGAATACCAAACCTTTGTCATCTTCTTCTAGCATTGTCATTTTGCCCAGAGGTTTATCCATATCGTGCTGGTACAAATATTTTACTCTTTGCCCATTTTCTGCTATAGTCTTTCTGTAAGACCCTTTACGGATTATATCATTGTCTGAGTCTTTGTTATCAAAGACGCTAGCGTAGCCCTTGACGACTCCAGCCTTTTCATCGGCGTCTAGGAGTTCGCCTATCGGACTTTGTTTATATATAATTGTGTTCATAATGCAAAGATATTAATTTCTACACAAAAGGATTTTTTTCAAAAACAATGTTGTTTTTTTGGTCTGGTAATGGTTTATCGTGTTTATTATCAATAATAATTTTATCTGGTATACCACCTTTAAACGCTTTGCAACCAAACCCCCCTTCATTTAAATGCTTACAACTGTCACAGATTAAATTTAATTTTACTGTCATTTTTTAAAGTATTTATCTATTAATTTACCAAATTCTAACGCCCATTTACTTGGTGTATCACTTAATTTATATTCACTAAAAGCCTCTGCTAGCAATTCGTTACTATTTTTATGGGCATAATTAGAAATAGCTAGGCTATCGTATTTATCCATATCAATATACTTAGTCAGTCTAGTTTGACCATTTACAATTACCTCTTGTAATTCATCATATTGGTATTTACTTAAATCATCAAAATATTTACTTTTTAATATATTAAATTCAGACCAAAACTTTTTATGCGAGCCTACTAATTCAGTAGAAATTAAATGACCAAATTCGTGAGTTGTTACATAAAGGTCGTCTAAGTCTGGATTTATATTTGCAAAATGTCTATTAAATCTTAATTTGCCAATTTGATTATTTGTTAACGAGCCAACTGCTTTATTACCAAAATTAATAGATTTTAACATACCATCTCTGTATTCAGATGGATAATTTCTGCCAGCCATTAATTGCCATCTTGTAATTCGACCATAAGCGCCATTTTTTTCAGTTTTAAAATTTAATTCTATACCGTCTTTTAAAATTGAATTTTCTATACTTTTTATATTATATTCGTCGCTTAATTTTTTAAATTGCTCTACTCTTCTTTTATATTGATATTTTGTAAGATTATTTGAATTTACTTTACTAATACTTATACCTTGTTTTTTAAATTCATTTACAAAAAATTCATCTATTTGTTTTTTTGATAATTTATCAAAATCTATTATTTCTTCCGCAACCTCACTTACTGGCTGAGGTTTAGGTTTTAGTATGTCGTCAACTGCATTAGCTGAATCTAAGCCTATAGCCCTACCAGCGCTTAGTCCAAAGTCAAACCCAGTCAAAGGTGTTATAGTTTGAGCCTCTGCTTTAGGGAATGGCGCAATAGCACAGCGACAGTTTACTACGTTTGCAGCTGAGCCAGCTGGGTCTCCAGCTCGGTCTAGCATTTCACCGCCTACAGTAAACTTAGCATTAAAGTCTACTATCTGACCATTAGCCGCAGCGTGAGCTGAGCGTTCCCTACCATCTAAAGAGGTTATCCATTTCTTTTGCAAGCTGTTTTTACCATAGACGTCTGTAGCTGATTGCATAACCCCCAAGTTAGCGGCGTTGGTAGCTTCAGTCCTAACAATCCGCTCCGCTTGATATTTGCCTAGTTTATTAAACCTCTGTCTTAGTATTCGCCCTTTTTCTACAGCGCCTCGACTTTGAAAGTCTGCATCTGTCATTAACTTCTTTAGCGTTTTCTCCAGTTCCGTTTTTGCTGTCCCTTGTACAGTTACAACTCTTACAGCCGCAACTCTTTTCCCTTCTTTTGCAAATGCAGTTTCCCAAGTGTCTTTGTAGTTATTAGTTTCTAATTGTTTTGTTATATACTTGTCAATATTATCAGCATACCAGCTAGCAAACCTTAGACCAATATTGATATAAATAGACTGATAAAATTCATCAAAATCATTTTTTTTAAATAAATCAGTAAATCCAGAAGTTTTGCCAGTATTTAAAAACTGGTCAACTCCCTTACTATATTCGTTTTGATAAAAAGACCTTATAGCGCCTATTTCTTTCCTTTCTCCTATTCTAAGTTGTTTGTCGTAGGCTCTTATATATTTGTCATCTTTGACATCTGCCATTGGTTAAGCATTTTCTGAGATACGTTTAGCCCAAGAAACCATAGCAGCGCCACCCCATAGATTATAGGCTACATAGCCTTTATCTCTCCAAGGCTCGTCTTTGTAGCTAGGGTCAATTTTGGCGTTTTCTTTATGGCGTGCTAAAAAGCTATTAATACGCTTAACAGTTGATAAACTTAGCGCCTCCCTTTTAGCTAATTGGTTTGCTCTTTGCCAGCCTACATTAGTTCCACCTTGCACAACACTACGCCCATATTTCTCACGCCATTCTAGCATACGCTTGGCGTTATTTGTAGCGCCTTGAGGATAGTCGTCGTACGTTTCTGCTTTAGTCTTTTTAGAGCTGAGGTTGTGCGCCTCTGGTAATAGGTCTGTATCGTATGCTCTACGCTTAAACTTACCAGTCCTAAGAGCATATAATAAACCATTAACCCTACCTAAAGCCCATTGCTGCTCATTGTTAACGCTAGGTCTAACAGAGCTTGGATTAGTTCTATAAGCGCCAATACCTCTAACGAATGACCTAGCTAGCATAGAGTAAGTAGCTCGTTTAGCTGGGTCGTCTCCATATTTTTCGTTATGGTCTTCTACTTTGTTTCTCAAAGCTCGCTCCATAGTGTCCGAAATCTGTGGCGCTTTAGTAATTATTTCTAAATCTTCAGAGTCTGTATTTTCGTCGTCGTCGTACTCTGAATCTGTTTCATAATGCTCTGAGTCTAGTTCAAAATCATAGTTA